GCAACAAGGTTGAATATGAATTACTCCCATTCTTTGAACCATTGTTCTTACCTGGTGAAAAAGAACCTTTTGGTGTGATCTACGCAATTCAGAACGAAGGATTAGCTAGATTAGCAAAACAAGAATTTATTGTGTGGACAGCAGAACGCGAAGGCGCACCAGCCAGACATTTCGGCATTGATTCTCATGGTGACAAGTTTTCTTTCAATGAGGGTGATATAAACCCTTATGGCATCCTACCAGTGTCCTTCGTGCATCGCTACTCTCCAATCCGAGATTTTTGGGTTGGAGATGCGAGCGATGTTGTCAGAGCTGACCTCGCACTTTCTGTAGCAGCGATGGAAATATCCCTTTGTCTACGATTAGGTGCTATCGGAGTCAAGTTCGTTACAGGTGTAGATGATCGCTCAAGGATCTCACTTGGAGTCGATAAGATACTTTATTTACCTGAAGGCGCTAACTTTGGTGTCACAGGCCCAAGTGCCAGCATTCCTGATCTCATTACTGGAGCAAAGTTTTTAACAGAGCAAACCTTAAATAATAACCAATTAAGGGTAAAATTCATTGATTCTCATGGAAACGCAGAGTCAGCAGAGGCACTTCGTATCCAAGACATTGATTCTTATCAAGAAACCCAAGCCAACATCGAAGATACCTGGAGAGGATGGGAAAGCAGACGTTTCGATATCGATAAGCGTATCATTGAGGTACAAACTGGAAAATCAATGAATGATGAATATCTGGTAGACTTTGAAGAGCCTCAAGTCTTATCTCCATCGGAAGAACGCGAAATGTTCACCTGGCTATTCCAAAACAAGTTAGCCACACGAGAATCCTACCTATTATTAAAAAACCCAGATATGCTACCTGAAGATGCAAAGAAACTGCTCGAAGAGGTAGATGATACCGAAGGACAAGCAAACAGGCTCTTAAATAGACTGCAAAGCTAATGCCTTTATCAGACAGTATCGATAAGGCGGTAGCAGACTTTGAAGCCAGTCTAACCGAAGCTCAAGATCAATTTACTCAAGACGTAGAAGAATTAAGGGAACAAGGTCTATCCACAGAAGAAATCCTTGCGATCTTAGCTGGAATCTCAATGGTAGACTATTGGCTTGCAGACCTTCAGATGCAGCAAGCGGTCAATCGCCTGATGATCAGTTTTGATACACTTTTAGATGATGCAGTATTTTTTGGTAAGGTTTCAGAGATACAACTGGTAGCACTTCGCAATATGCAGCAGGCATCTATTTTAAGATATGCTACAGACATTGGAGAAAGAGTAAGGCTCTCATTAGTTCAAGGGGTACTCCAGAAAATGCCTCAGAAAAGCATTAAAGCCATGCTATTAAGAGATTTATCGATAAAACCGTATCAGGTAGACACAATTATCACTACCTCAATGGCTACCTACTCAAGATCACTCACACTTTTACAATTAGAACAAAATCCAACTCAATCTCTCATTTATCAAGGCCCAATGGACTCTAAGACCAGACCTGTCTGTATTCGAATGTTGAAAGAAGGGGGGATGACACAATCCCAGGTAGAATCCAAATATCCAGGGGCTTTACGAGATGGCGGTGGCTTTAATTGTAGACATCAATGGGTCGCTTTGTCACCGAAAACACAAAATAGAGACATACAGCAAAGAGCTAAAGTAGCTTATCAGGGTATGGCAGACAAAGCAAGAAGAAAAGGAAGAGCATTTAAAATTCCGCAAACATTAGAGCAATATTATAATGATTAATTTTAAAAAAGCGTTTTTTACTTTTGGTACAAAGTTTTTTACTACTTTAGGTAAAAAAATAGCTACTGGACATAAGCGAACTATCCAAAAGCTTAAAAAAGACCATAGCGGTACAAGGTTTGAACCATATACTGATGACTATCGTATAAGAAAAATGGCTGGTAAGGCAGCGCCAAACCAGATAAGCCGAAGCGGTGAACCTGATCTAACACTTACTGGTAAGATGATGAGTTCATTTAAATTTATAAAAGCCGATAAAGCAGGCTTTGAATATGGGATAGAAGATTCTGCGATGGCAGAGCGTATGGAATTTCAAGGCCCTAGAAAAAAGACCAGAAAAAGATTTACATCAACAGAAACCAACCCCACACCCCCTGTCGCGCAAAAACTTATTGTTAAAGAAATGCAAAAGCAGATAGTAAGAAACTTTACCAAAGAATTGCGCAAAAACGGCATGGGATACAAGGTTTACACCATATAGGAGAAATTATGGAAACGGACTCAAAAGCAGTCGAGCAGCAAGCTCAAGCCGAAGAACAGGCTAAAGTTCAAGAAAGCACCGACACTTCCTCTGAAGTTGGACAGCTTATCGCAGATGCGAAGAAATACAGAACACAGAGGCAGGTCGCTGAAGCAAGGATAAAGGAATTGCAAGGTCAACTCGATGATCGGGAAGAAGCAGAAATGCAGAAGAACAACGAGTGGCAGGATCTAGCTACCAAGTACAAGTCTGAACGAGACGAGTATAAATCTCAGGCAGAAGAAGGTCAAAAGGTGAAAGAGGCGGTACGAAAAGACCTTTTAAATCAGCTATCTGATGACGACAAGGAGTTTGCGATTGATTTGCCAACTGAAAAGTTGCAGAAATTCGTAGCTCGGTCATTTAATCAGAAAGTTAAAACGAATGAATCTTATTCGACACCAATGCCTGATAAGGGCGTTAATCCATTTAAGTCAATGACTAAAGATGAGCGTCAGGGTAATTGGAATAAGGTTCTTTCAAATTACGCTAAAAAATAGCGTGGAAAGGTAGTAATACCAAATGGCATTAAGTGCAGATTTTTCTGGTGCTTCGGTCACTACAACCACCGCCGCTAATTTTATACCCGAGATTGACTAAAAACTGGTCTCGTAACCGCGGAATTAAGCGGGAACGCTAAGTCGTAAGATAAGCCAACCCGAACCGAAGAGTGTGTAGTGACACACCCAGGGGCAGAGCATAGATCTTGAAATAACAGATCCAAGAGGCCGCGGCAGCAAAAGCTGAAGAGGTATGCCGATACCCAGATGAAAGCCTGGGATCTAGGATAAAAAGCCTAGTGTAACACTTGTTGGACTGATGGAGTAAAAGCATATTTAGAACGCAATCTTGTGTTCGAACAATGTGTTGACACTTCTTTAAACGGTCTTGTCAAAGGTAGGGGTGATGTTTTTCATATCCCTAAATTGGCAGAGGTGAGTGACGCAGCTAAAGCAGCAGAAACACTCGTAACCTACGCAGTTTCAACGCATGCGAAGTCTGATCTAACTATTGATCAGCATCGTTATGCAGCGAAACTCGTAGAAGATATCGCTAGTGTTCAATCCATACCTGGTCTTTTTGAAAAAGAAGTATCAGGGATGGCATACAGCCTAGCCAAGACTTACGATGCTTACATCGAGTCTAAAGTAGAAGCAGCTACTACTAACAGTACAGCTCTTGCAGGAGATAACACAATCACAGCAGCAGAAATTCGTGGCGGAATGAAAACGCTCATGGAAGCTGATGTGGACACTAATGAGTGTCACTTTGTGGTTTCACCAGCGTTGTATACTGCTATGCTCGGAATCTCTGATTTCGTAGACGCTTCTAAAATGGGAACAGGCCCATCTGGATTGAAGAATGGTCAGATCGGTATGCTTTATGGCATGCCAGTTCTACACTCTACTGTTATGGGGTCATCAGGCTCTACAGGAGTAGAAGTTGGGTACATTTTTCACCCAAGCGCAGTTAGCGCAGCTAGACAATTAGAACCAAGAGTTCAAGCTGAATACAGCGTGGACTTCTTAGGAACTAAAGTGGTCAGCGATATGCTTTACGGAGCAGTTACAGTTTTTGAGGGAAGAATTCAAGAATTCAAGAATCCTTAATTCTTAATCATTAACAATAGGATCTATATGGGGGTCTTTATGACCCCCATTCCTTATTATGTTTAGAACTTACGATTATCAATGTAAAAAATGTGAAGAAGTCTTTGAAGCCATGACACAAGTGGATGAAAAGGCTAAATGTGCCTGTGGGTCTACCGATCTAAAAAGGTTTATGGGCGCACCTTTATTTAAGTTAAAGGGGAATGGTTGGCCTGGGAAAGAGTTTAAAGCTCAATCCGACTGCAAGCGCATGGCTAATGGTCAAACAATATAAGTGTAGTCTAATCCTCTTTAATTGAAGTCTATTAACAGGGGAAACTAAATGGCTAATTACAATTCAGATTATACTGGCGCGCAAATTGACAGCGCAGTATCCAGAGCAAATTCAACCGATGTAACCGCAGGAACAGTCGCAGCGAGTAAGGCCGTTGTTGTCGATTCCAATAAGGACATCACAGGATTTCGGCACATTACAGCAACAGGAACGGTTACAGCAGCAAACGTATCACTTACTGGCAACGTAGATTTAGGAGACGCATCAGGCGATACGGTTACAATCACAGGGTCTATCGACTCTAACCTTATACCAGCAGCAGACGATACTTATGATATTGGTAGTGCGACTTACGCATGGCAAGATTTATTTTTAGAAGGTGACATAACACTATCGGATGCTGGCACAATAGCCACCACAGCAGGGGATTTGACAATAAACGCTGGAAGTGGTGAAATCGTTTTTGGTAACGAAAATTTAACCACTACAGGCACGATTGATAGTGGAAGTCAGGCAGTAACAGGCAATGTAGTTGCTTCTGGAACTGTCCAGGCAGAACAATTAACCACAACTGATGACTTAACGGTTTCGGGATTAGCCACAATAGGCGAAACACTTGCAGTCACAGGGGTAGTAACAGCAGCAGGCTTTACGATTGGAAGTGCTGTTATAAATGAAGCAGAGCTTGAAACTATAGATGGAATAACGGCTGGTACAGTAATAGCAAGTAAAGCGATTGTAACAGACTCAAATATAGACATTACAGGTGGTAGGAATATAACTATTAGTGGTGAGCTAGATGCAGCCACATTAGACATTAGCGGTAACGCGGATATTGACGGAACTTTAGAAGCAGACGCTTATACAGTAGATGGGACGGCTTTAAATGAATACATAGCCGATACTGTCGGAGCTATGGTTAGTTCTAATACTGAAACAAATATCACAGTCTCTTACGAAGATGGTGATAATACTTTAGACTTTGTAATTGGCACACTTAACCAGGATACCACTGGTACAGCAGATAATATTACGATTTCAGCAAATAACTCCACCGATGAGACTGTATATCCAGTATTTGTAGATGGAGCTACAGGATCTCAAGGCGCTGAAAGCGACACAGGATTAACATATAATCCTTCTAGCGGTCTTTTAACTTCTACACTTTTTGCTGGAACATTAAATACAGCAGCTCAAGGAAACGTAACGAGCCTGGGAACACTTACAGCATTAACAGTTGATAATATAGCTATTGACGGAACGACTATAGGACATACAGGGGATACTGATTTAATAACTCTTACTAGCGGTGTTGTAACAGTAGCAGGCGAAGTAGATGCTACAAGCTTAGACATATCTGGAAACGCAGATATAGATGGTACGCTTGAGGCTGATGCTTATACGGTAGATGGAACGGCATTGGCAACGTATATTAGAGATACCGTTGGTACAAATATGCTTTCTAGTAATACAGAAAGCGGTATAACTGTTACCTATGATACTTCAAACGATAATATAGACTTTGCAATAGATGCAGCACAAACAGGCATCACCTCACTATTAGCTACAGATATTAAGATCGGTGAGGATGATCAAACTAAAATAGACTTTGAAGATGCTGATAAAATTAATTTTTATGCTGGTAATGAAAAACAATTAATCCTTGAAGATGGGGCTTTATATCCTGGATCAGATAATATAATTGATCTTGGTAAATCAGATAATGAATTTAAAGATGCTTTCTTTGATGGAACTGTTACAGCAGATGCTTTTGCTGGGCCTATAACTGGTGCGGTAACTGGGAATGCC